GTTTAACATGACATCTGACTCAGAGTTTCAAGAGCAACTTAGCATTGATGACTTACGCAGTATGCAGAATGACCCTAAGTATTGGAAAGAAAAGGACCAAGCATTCATTGCTAAAGTACGGCAAGGGTTTGCACAATATTCACGACGTAATGGGTAATGTGAATTTTCCATTACGTTTTTCTGTGAAAATGTGTTTGTACTAGAAGGCCCAAAAGCAAGGGATAATCGGAAACGACCCTAAGTGGACGGATAACCAGACAGAACGAATATTAACTTTAACTTAATATAGGAGACGGTGTTATGGCTACACCTACAATTTCTACCTCCTTTATCGAGGAGTTTGAATCTGGCGTCCACATGGCTTACCAGCGTCAAGGCTCAAAGCTTCGTGGTACTATTCGCACAGCTAATGGTGTGAAGAATAAGACTACGTTCCAGAAAATCGGTAAAGGTTTTGCTACAACTAAGGCTCGTCATGGTAATGTTGCCCCGATGAATCTTGAGCATACAAACGTATCAGTCACCCTAGAAGATTACTTCGCAGGTGAGTGGATTGACGATTTGGATCAACTACGCATCAATCACGATGAGATGATGGTTGCACAACAGTCTGGTGCGTATGCATTGGGTCGCAAAACAGATGACCTGATTATTGCCGCAATGGACGCAACTAGCTCAACTCTTCCTGAGACAACTAACGGTATCACACTTCCTTGGGCATTTAGCCTAATGGAAGCTTTTGGTAACGCAGATGTTCCAGATGATGGTCAGCGTTATTGTGTTGTTGGTTGGGAACAGTGGTCTCAGTTAATGGACTTGGACGAGTTCTCTCGTGCAGAGTACATTGGTACAGAGCAACTGCCTTTTGCTAACTCAATCACAGCTAAAAACTGGCTTGGCTTTACATGGTTCCCATTCTCAGGATTGGATTCTGTGAACAGTGATGCAGACCGTAAGTGTTTTGCATGGCATTCAAGCTCAGTTGGTCATGCTATCGGCACTGACGTTTCGTCAAACATGCAGTATCACAACGATAAAGATGCGTATTTTGTTCTTAATAAGATGCAAATGAACGCAACACTAATCGATGCGAATGCTTGCTTTGAACTCATCCTCAAGAAATAAGGAGACCAAATAATGGCTTTAGTTACAGCAAACCTGACTTTGGTAAACTACTCAGGCAACGGGTTCCATATTTGGCACTACGTTACTGCGGATGATACCAACAACCAAATTGATGCCGCTGGTTATTTCAACGGCGCATCAAATGAAATGAATGTTGGAGATGTTATCTTCGCTAATACCTCAAACGGTTTTGGTATGGTAACTGTTCTCAGCAACTCTGGCGGCGTAGTCGATACAGGCGATGTTGTCAGCATGGCTACTGACACACGTTAATGGCCAAACAACCTACTAAGAAGGCGGCGGTTAGTTCCGCCCCTTCTACCCCTAAGGCGAAAGAGAAAGTATCTAAAGGATACACAGTAACTTTTGGTAAGGGTGTCACAATCGGAAAAGGTGCGTCATGAATAAACGTAATGAAAGACAGCTTGAGCAAGGCGGTTACGATGGCTTTGCGACAAAAGTTAGAAATGGCATAAAACATGCGCTTAACTTGCCCAGTAATTTACCTGCAGATTATAGAAGAGAAGGCCCAAGGTCTTCTGGTGGTAGAAACAATCCTCGTGGTGCTAAAGGAGCAAGATAATGGCTTTTAAGAATTGTCCAAACTGCCCCACTACGGCTAAGTGCCGTGAAGCTGGGAAGTGTTTAATGAAGTCTTACTCAGGTAAGAAGATGGGTAAAGATAAAACTCCTCCCGCAGGGAAAGATTACTCTTAGATAGAGGTTTCTAATGCCAACAACTCCATCAACGGATATTGAGGTTGCACAAAAGGCTATGGTCATGATTGGACTAGAGCCTTTAACTTCATTTACAGACAATACTGATGAAGCTCTTGTAGCTAACACAATATTCGAGGATGTTGTAGCAGACTGCCTTGGACAGCATAACTGGAACTTTGCAACAGGACAGAAAACATTATCTCGTTTAACTGATGTTCCTGTTGATAGATGGGATGCTGCCTACGCACTCCCAAC